ACATGAAAGCAAAAACTTTTGAAAATCTAATTAGAAAAGTAGTTAGAGAAGAAATTGATTATTCGTTACGTAGAGAAATTAAATCACTTAAAGAAGATTTAAGAGATGAATTAAAACCAACTATTGTAGAACATAAAGAAAAAATAGTTGAAGTTCCAGAAGCAACAAAAGCTTCTTTAAGAGAAAAAATAATGGGTAATGCACCTATAAAACAGCGCTCAAAACAAGCATTTACATCTAACAGTGCACTAAATGATTTATTAAATGAAACAGCAGCTGGAGATACAAATTTAGAATCAGGAAATGCATCAGTAAGTATAGCACAACCATTTGCAACAGGAGCTCCATTACCAATGGATACAACAGGAATGCCAGATTCAGTAGCAAATGCAGTAACAAAAGATTATAGTGGTTTAATGAAAGCAATAAATAAGAAAAAAGGAAGATAATAAATGCCTATTTTAGAAAGAAGAAATATAAAAATAAATCCTATAGATTTACCACAAAATGATAAAGTAGCGGTAGGTGTTACTTTTCCTTTTGATGGATCTGCTGTTTTTAATTCTTCTTATACTACTAAAGAACAAGTAAAAAGTAATTTAATTAATTTATTATTAACTTCTCCAGGTGAAAGATTAATGAATCCAACTTTTGGAGTTGGAATAAGAGATCTTTTATTTGAACAAGTTATAGACAAAGAACAACTAAAAAATAGAATAACAGATGGAGCTCAAGTTTATATACCTGAAATAGATATAGATGATGTATTTATTAAAAGAGAAAATAATGAAACAACTCCAGAAATTCACACAGTACGAATATCAATATATTATAAAGTATTAGCAGACAGATCAACAGATGCAATATTATTAAACTTTTACTAAATTATGGCATTTTCAAAAACATCAAATATTTCTAGAGAAAAAAGTATTAAGTATTTAAATAAAAATTTTAATGATTTTAAATCACAACTAACAGATTTTGCAGAATCATATTTTCCAGATACTTTTAATGATTTTAGTGATTCATCTCCTGGAGTAATGTTTATGGAAATGGCTGCTTATGTAGGAGATGTTTTATCTTATTATCAAAGTACTCAACTACAAGAAAATTTCTTATTATTAGCACAAGAAAAAGAAAATCTTTATAATTTAGCTTATTCTTTAGGGTATAGACCTAAAGCTACTACTACATCAACAGTAACTTTAGATTTATTTCAATTAGTTCCTTCAGATCCTACTAATCAGTATCAAGCTGATATGAATTATGCTCTTACAATAGAACAAGGATCAACATTTAAATCTGAATTAGGACCTGAATTTATATTAGAAAAAGATTGTAATTTTAAAACAGATTCTGATGTTAGTCCTTTAGAAACATCAGTATATTCTATAAATAATAGTACAAATCAACCAGAATATTATTTACTTACTAAAAAAGTAAAAGCAAGTGCAGGAGAATTCAAAACAGAAACTTTTCCTGTAGGAAGTTTTTCTAAATTTTTAACTTTAGAATTAAATGATCCTAATATAATATCAATAGAATCAATAACAGATTCTGATGGTAACAGATATGATGAAGTACCTTATTTAGCCCAAGATACTCTTTTTGAACCAATTGAGAATATAGCAAGTAATGATCCTGAATTACATGGTTTTAATGAGTCAACTCCTTATCTATTAAAATTAAGAAGAGTTCCAAGAAGATTTGTAACTAGATTAAAATCAAACGATAGATTAGAAATACAATTTGGGGCAGGAGAAAATAGTATAGTAGATGAAGAAATAATACCTAATCCAGATAATATTGGTTTAGGAATTAAAGATGGAATAAATAAAATGGAATTTGCATATGATCCTTCAAATTTCTTATACACAGGTACTTATGGATTAGTTCCTACAAACACAACATTAAACGTAAACTATAGAATTAATAAATTTGGTTTACAAGCAAATGTACCTACTAACACAATAAATAAAGTAGGTACATTATTTGTAAAAACTACTCCTAATGTAGATAATAGCTTATTACAATATGTTAGAGATTCACTATCTGTAAATAATATGATAGCAGCAACAGGAGGAGGAGCAGGAGATTCAGTTGAAGAAGTAAGACAAAATGCTATGGCAGCATTTTCTGCTCAAAACAGAACAGTAACTAAGGATGATTATTTAATTAGAACTTTATCTATGCCTGCTAAATTTGGTAGAGTAGCTAAAGCTTATATAACACAAGATGATCAAATTTCACCTTTAACTTCTAATCCAGGTAGAATACCTAATCCTATGGCTTTAAATTTATATACATTAGGATATAATAATAATGGTAATTTAACTACTTTAAATAAAGCAACAAAAACAAATCTCCAAACATATCTAGAACAACATAGAATGTTAACTGATGCTATTAATATTAAAGATGCATTTATAATTAATATAGGAGTAAGCTTTGAAATAGTAGTATTTAAAAACTTTAATAACCAACAAGTAATAAAACGTTGTATTGAAGAACTAAAAAAATATTTTAGAGTAGATAGATGGCAAATAAATCAACCAATAATAATATCTGAAATATATACTACTATAGGAGCAGTAGAAGGAGTACAATCAGTAGTGGAAGTAGGAGTAAATAATATAGTAGGATCAAGTTTAGGATACTCACATTATAAATATGACTTAAGTGATGCTACTATAAAAGGTATAATTTATCCCTCATTAGATCCAAGTATATTTGAAGTAAAATTTGCTAACCAAGATATTAAAGGAAAAATAACAACATATTAAAATGGCATATTATTCTATATTTCCCGAAAAAGACGCAACAATATATAGTCATCCTAATAGGATAGGTTTAAATACTGGTAGAGATGAAGTATTAGAATTATTAGAAGAAAAATCATCAACTGCTGAATTATATTATCCTTCACGTTTTTTAATTAAGTTTAAAAATACAGAAATTAAAGATATTTTTGAAAATAAACTAAAAGGAGTATCTCTTTGGAGATCTAATTTAGAAATATTTTCCACAGAACATAAAACATTACATGCAAATCACATAGTACAAGTTTATGCAGTATCTCAATCATGGGATGAAGGTACAGGTAGATTTAAAAGTAATCCTTCATCATCTAATGGAGTAACTTGGGATATGAGAACAGATACAGGTTCAAGTGCAAGAGCAATATGGACAACTTCAAGTTTTGCTGCTAATTCTACAGGTTCTAGTTGTGATTTTATGGTATCAGGAGGAGGTACTTGGTGGACAGGAGCTAATTTTGTTGCAGAAAATTCATTTAATAACGCAGATAATTTAGACTTAAATTTAGATGTATCTAATATAGTAAAATATTTTTCTGCAAGTTTTTATCAAGGCGCTACTTACCCAACAGGAATAGAAAACGAAGGATTTTTAATTAAAAAACCAGAACCTACAGAATGTGATGCATCAGCTAGTTTTGGTGAATTACAATATTTTTCTGCAGATACACATACAATATACCCACCTAAATTAACATTTAAATGGGATGATTCATCTTATACTACAGGTAGTAATATTGTATTGACTAGTGGAGATATATTTCTAGCATTATATAATAATAAAGAAGAATTTCAAAGAAAATCAAAACAACGTTTTAGATTAACTACTAGAAAAAGATATCCAGATAGAGCTTTTGTAACAAGTTCAAATTATTTAGATACACAATATTTACCTACCTCTAGTTATTATAGTTTACGTGATGCAACAACAGATGAAATAATAATTCCTTTTGATACTTCATACACAAAATTAAGTGCGGATAATGATGGTATGTTTTTTGATTTATGGATGGAAGGATTACAACCAGAGCGTTATTATAAACTTCAATTTAGAGTAGATAATAATGATGGTATTAATATTTATGACGAAGATTATTATTTTAAGGTTGTTAGATAATGGGAAGAATAGATCCAAAATTAATAGTATCAGGAGAGGAAAGTTCCATTAAAATTGTTAAATTTAAAGGAAAAACTTCATTAAACGCAAACCATCAACATGATTTTGTGGTATATGAAGATGATACTATTGAGATTTTTGAAGCATTTATAACAAATAAAGAAACAGGTCAAAAAGAAAAACATACACATGAATATTTAGGACCATATCCTTATGGTATAATATCAAAAGTTTTAAGTAATTCTAAAGCAAAAAGAACCCATGACCATAAAATAGATAGTGTTTCTCATCCTATTAATTTACAAAAAACAGTTTATGGTAAAAAATCATTTGGAGAAAATGTAGATAAAACTTTTAATGAATTTATATCTCCTAAAAATACCATTAGTATAGAAGAATTTTTTAAACATTACCAAGAAATGTTTTATGAAATACCAAGAGATGGTGATAATTCTCATAAATCTATAATAGCTCAAAGTACAGATTATATAGGTGATTTTCTAGATGATAGAGATGTAGAAATAATAGAACTTACAAATACAATAGTAGACTTAGAACAAAAACTAGCAGAACAAGAAGAAGCAGATAAAGAACATCCAGTATTTACAAACGGTACTTTTCTTAAAGAAGCAGATAAAAAGACAATTTATTATATGGATAAAGGAGCTAGAAGAGCAATCACAGATTATGATACTTATTTAGTTCTTAAAAGAGTTAATGGTCATGAAACCGAAAAGGCAGACGAAGAAGTTTATATATTAGTTAATGAAGATGTAATAAAAGGTTTAGAAGTAGGTCCTAGATTTGCTTCTGAAGACTTATATGGGGATAATGAACAAAGAGATAAAGCAGAAGAAAAAAGAAGAGTAGAACTAGACCCAGATGACTTCGTAGCAGACCCATCTCATTATGATACTACAAGTGATTACATTGCTGCTCTAGACAGAGAAACAAGACAATTATTAGCTAAAGAAGAATATGTACAAGAATTATATTATAGATATAAATCTGACAGTGAAAATATATTTAATGATGGTGAAAGAGAAGAAGCAACTAATAAATTTACAGAAGTACGAGAAGAATTATATGATTTAAGAAGAAGAATACTAAGATATACAGATATTTTAGAATCAGTAGATCCAGATGGAGATTTACAAAATATAGAAATAGATACTTCACGATTAAAACAAATAGTGGAAGAAAAAATGTCAAGACCTGATAACCAATTTTCCCAAGCAGAACTTAAACAATTAAGATCTAAAGAAAATAAAATAGGAAGGTTTTTAGATTCACAAGGAAAAGCAACTTATGGTAGACCTGATAAAAAAACAATATCAGGGGCACCATCTTCAGAAATGGCAGGAATGTCAACACCAGGATCAGATTCTTCAGCAATGTCAGGATATTTAGCAGGAGCGGGTATTACAGGTGTAGGAGCTGCAACAGAAGAAGAACCTAAAAATCCTCCTGCAGGATATGTATCCAACGGAAATAGAACAGTAAAAAACCATACTATAAACGAAGCAATTAGAGCAATGAAATTAGGAGCAAAATCTCCAGGTGGAAATTATTATTGGACATTAAAAACTTTACCTAATAAAATAAGTGAAACCCCAGATTTAGATAATCCTCAATGGCAGGTATATTTAGATAAAAAGGCAAAACCAATCCCTACGGGAATTGGAATAGGAGGATCAAGTATAGGAGGAGGTACAAGTATAGGAGGAGGTAATTGGGGCCATGAAGAAGCAAAACGACAAAAGATAAATATATATGCTGTAAAACCAACTTCTAAATACTATTGGTCTACTTCTAAATTTGAATGGTATGTTGTACCAGGTAAATTCCCAGGTGTAAAATCTAGAAACTGGCAAGGAAAAACCATACATAAACTTAATGGATAATGGAAAAGGTTACAATAAATAAAATAGAAAGACTAAAAGTCTCAGATTCTAAAGGTTTAACTTCTAGAGATATTAATAGAAAGTTTGGTAAAACTAATGATTATATTGAACTTCATATTCATGATTTAGGGGGAGAATTATTAGAAACAACTCCTAATTATCAAGGATATAGCCTTCCAGATCAAATAGAAAGCAATACATCTCAATTAACTAGTACTTTATTTATAGATCCTTATCAACATTTAGACGATAAAGGATATAAAACAGGAACTTATAATGTAGCATGTAATGTCCATAGGAAAAAAATATTTAGTGGCTTACAAGCAGATTTTAAAATCCATGAAATTTCTCCTTCAAGAACAGAATTAAAATTAAAAGGATTAGGAGTTGATGAAAATAGAGTAAAAAAAGCTATTCTTAGTTTTATAAGTGAAATAGAAACATCTCTTTTTAATAAAGATTTTATTTTAAATTTTGGTAATAATATAAATATTTTAGGAATTAATGTAGCATACCATAATACAGATGGATGTGCTTTAATTAAATTATACGAACCACTTCCCCCTAATATAGAAATAGGAGCAGAATTTTGGGTAGTAGAAGAAATAATTGAACCTTTAGAATTTAAAGTTGATTTAGGAGAAACTCCCATAGAAGAGGGGGGTATACCTTTAAGAGGACCCAATTTCAGAATAGATACTCGTTTAAATGATTCTATTCCTTCTCAATTTAAAGTATATAATGATTTTTTAGAAAATACCCATTCAGCTTCATTATATAATGTATTAAGTCACTTAAGTGAAAGTATAGAATTATCTATAGATTATACCCAAACAGGTACAGGATCTTTAGAAACAGGATTTCATTTTGAAAACTTTACTCATTTTGGTAGTGCTGAAGAAAGATTAAAAAACTTTAAATATAAATTAGAATTATTAGAATTATATCAAAGACAAATAGATGAAATAAATACAATTCAAGGTAGTGTATCTGCTTCAGCTGCTATTACTACTAATATAAGTTTAATAGAAACTAAAAAAGCAAAATTAATAAGTGGACTTGATAATTATGAAAAGTTTTTATATTATGAAAACCACCCATTTGCTTGGCCTAAAGTCCCTGATTTTGGAATAGGTAATTTACAAGTAACAGGATCAGCATTATTAGATGAATCTTATTGGTTACAAGTAGGATTAACAGATTGTGATGTATTTTTTAAACCTTATAATTTAAGACCAACTACTTCTTCCCAGGCAAAAGAATGGTATGGAAATACAAATGAATTAAATATAGATTATGGAGGACAAATATTATCAGCCTCTAGATTTGATAGAGATAATAAACATAATTTAGTAAGAACTATTCCAGAACATATTTCTATGAGAGAAGAAAATGTTCAATATTTAACTTTTACTAATATGATTGGTCATTATTTTGACCAAATATGGATTTATATAGATCATATAGGACAAATTAGAAATGCTCATAACTCTTTTAAAGACGGTATTTCAAAAGATTTAGTATATACAGCTTTAAGTAGTTTAGGTGTAGAGGCTTTTGATCAATTTGAAAATGAAGAATTATTTGAGTATATTATAGGAACTAATAAAACTAAATCAGGTTCTTTTGGGACATATGATGCCCCTGACGGAACAACAATGATAACTTCTTCTTTAGTAACATGTGATAACGGGGGAGGTTCAATGCCTAAAGGAGATATAACAAAAGAAATTTGGAAAAGATTATATCATAATTTACCTTATCTTTTAAAAACTAAAGGAACAGAAAGAGGTATTAAAGCCCTTATGAATTGTTATGGTGTTCCAGAAACTATATTAAATGTAAAAGAATATGGAGGACCAACAACAGATTCTACTACTTATAAAACATTTAATTATGAAAAATTCTCAAGAGCTTTAGCAGGAAGTTCAGATACTGAAGGATATTTTATAAAAGCACCATGGGCATCTTCATCTTCTCTATTCACAGGAACTATAGAAAGCAGACCTAATAGATCAGAAGGTAAAATTATTTTTTCTATAGGAGCAGTAAAAGATTTATTTAATGCCCCCTTCCCTAAAACAGTAGAATTAACAGCTACAGATTTATCAGTTCATACTTTTACTTCAAATTATGATTTTTTACTACATGGAGAAAGTGGTTTAGAAACAGCTCAAAGTTTAGCAGGAGCTATAGATGC